CCGTAGGACGCAGCGCCGTACTAGGAGACAATGGCAAAATTGGCAGCGTATCCATCAGCCTTATTCTGCAACCAGTACCACTCCCAGCAGTCAGTACCCTTGCCCTGGAAAGCGATACGGTTCTTGCGCTGCTTCATAGGCTCCCACTGCTCAACGCTTTCGTCCTCGGCTTCGCCCCAGGAGTTGCAGCCGAAAATCTCACGCTCGGTGGGCAGGCGCAGGAAATCACCGTTGGGGAAAGCAACCATCTTCTCACGGATTTCTGCGGGGAAGCGGTCAAGAATTTCTCCGTTCAGCTTGCCACGCAGGGCGCACTTCTCATAGCCGCCACGGTTGGTGTTGGTACGGTTCATGGCGTACTCCTTACGCAGGCAATCCACCAGAACAAAGATCATGCCGTCCTGCTCCTGCTTGACAGCCAGGGCTTCCACTTCCTCACCATCATTGAGGGTAAAGCCGATCACGTCACCTACCTTGTAGGTATCCTCCATGACTTCCATGGTTCTAAACAACTTCATTACTTAGTCCTCCTTAATTCTGCATCCGCATTTGCGGTAGTGTGTGCAGCGTCTCTTGAATGACTTGAGAAGGGACTTGATGGAGTCCACATAGTCATACGCCACGGGTTGCTGCTTGCCCGTGAACACTCTGGCTACACGTCCCACACTCTGCACGATGACTGCGTAGTCCTTCTGGGGTGTGGTCAGATACAGCCTGTCCAGACGGGGAATGTCCAGACCCTCCTTCGCCAAGGAGTAGGTTGCGAACAGATACCGCTTATCCCCGGTTCGCATATCCTCAATCGCCTGCGCCCGTTCCGCTTTTTGCGCCTTGCTGGTCATCTTTCCGTCAATGACCGCTGCTTGCCGCTTCAACGCCGGGGGCAACTGGGAGTAGAGATACCGCAGGTGATCAACCCGCTCTGACAAAATCAGATTGAAGTGGTCACGGTTCTCTTTGAGGTCATCCAGTATGATCTGGTTGCGTTCCTCATGCTCCGTAAGATAGGAGATCATCTTCGCATAGTTGACAGTGCCGTCACTGTTCAAGAAGCAGGGGTGAAGGTTTACGCCTGTACCTCTCGGTACTACGTCCACGGTCATCACTCTGGACTTCACAGCTTCATCCGGGACTGTCCAGACAACTTCACCAAGCATGGCGTATGTTGCCTTAATGAGTCCGTCCGCACGGTGTACCGTGGCAGACAGCCCGTATTTGTGCCTTGCACGTAAGCCGTTCAGCACTTTGCTGAACTGGGTAATTGCAGTGGGTGTACCGCTTACACGGTGACATTCATCCACGATGATGCAGTCCCACTCGTCCTTGTACTGGTCTAAGTCCACCTTGCACATGGTCTGAATAGTGGCGAAGGTCATTGCCGTGCCGATATTCACCTTGCCCTCGGTGATAGTACCAAGCAGGGACGGGTCAACGTACTGCTCTGCTCTGCTTTTACTCTGGTCTAACAGGTCTTTGGTGTGGGTCAGCCATAGGGTTTTCACACCCAAGGCACACGCCAGGGCGATGCCCATTTGCGTCTTGCCAGACCCAGCGGGGGATTGCAGGATGCCGTAGTGGTTGATGATCATAGCCCCTACCGCTTCCTCCTGGTACTCATACAGCGGAACACTCCCGCCGTAGTCTACCTTTTTCGGCTTCTTGAACAGCTTCTTCAAATCACCCTCAAGGAGCGGAAGCAGCGATCTTAAGCAGCCGAAGGGAAGAATGAGGTCATTGCCGTTTGTCCCGTACAGCAGAAGTTGTTTGGGGGTGTTGCCCACCCATAGGTGCATCCGCACTTTCTTCTGATATTCTGGGTTAGGCAGTACCAGATTTTCCTTGCACCAGCCCATGATTTCCTCGGACGGGTCGGTGATCTTGAGATAGCTTCCTACTTCTGTAATCATCCGTTGCCCTCCATGTAGTTCACCCATTCCTCAAGGGTCATGTACCGGGAGAAGTCGGTAATGGTTTTCGTGCCAACGCTGTCAAGCAGGTTGAGATCATCGAAATGTACCATATAGATTGACTCGTCAGTCAGCTTCATAGCGAAGTAACAATGTGAGTTACCCCTTGCTTCCCATACGGTCATGGCTCCTTCCTGGTTGCACTCTATTCGGGAAAGGGCGAAGCGGTCATTTGCACAGACCTTGCAGTCAATCAAGACTGCTATGTCGTTCTTGACCGCAATCACGTCTGCGGGTTGCCCCACCTGGTTCTGTGCCATGTTGTGCGCCCACCATCCGTATCCTGCAAGGAGTTCGCAGAGTTCTTCTTCAAAGCGTCCTCCTACAGTCCTGTTGACGGTGGATTGTTTCATACCATAACACCTACCTCCATTCGTACTCTTTGCCGTACTTCTTTCTGTACCATTCTTCAAATTGCCGTCTGTGTTCTTCGTCACGGAAGTAATCTTCGACTTTCTTAATCAGAATGGAACAGATAGGTTTTTCTTCCAGCAACGCAGACAGCATCTTAGTCATCGTGAACGAACCCTTTTTCGTAATCGTCCAGAATGGCGGTGGTTGCCTGGATGATGGAGTCAGCCTTTGCACCCTTGCGAGTCCCGGCAAAGATAGAACTCACTTCGGTCTTATCTGTTACAATGCTTCGTCTCTCAAGCTGATAGATCAGCCAAACGAAAGAGAGTCGGTGCCGTCTAAGGCGGTCACGAATTACGTCAAGTTCCTCCACGGTTTTAACCTCCTTCCCGTCAGTATTCTTGCAAACAATAGTTGACAAAAGAGGTTTCAATGCTTATAATGAAGATGCCACTCCCATATAGCATTGAAAACCTGCTGGACAAAAACTATAGTCCAGTGGGCGGGTTTCTTGCGCCCTGTAAACAACTCTTGTTTACATGACTTATTATATATCCCTAAAATGCACTTGTCAACCCCCAAAGTGCATTTTTCAAATATTTTTTTTCAAGGAGGATTTTCTATGTTCTATGACAGATTACAGGAACTTTGCAAAGAACGTGGTGTTGCTCTGACCAATGTAGTAGTGGATACGCTGAAAATGAGCCGTGGTAATTTGAGTAGGTGGAAAAACGGTGCAGTTCCCAAAGGGGATACTTTAAGTACACTTGCGGAATACTTCGGTGTATCTACAGACTATCTGCTGGGAACGGAAAGTCTGAAAGAAAAGAGTATCATGCTGCTGGATGACCCCGATCTGACCTTAACCGCAGATGAAAAGTGGTTCATCCTCAAGCTTCGCCAGTTGGACAAGGAGGGGCGCACTGTAGTTGAAGGTACTCTCATTTCCGAAGTCCGTAGGGTTGAAAGTGACAAAGGGAAAAACATCAATGCAGGATAATAGACTTCGTGGAATGGAGGAAGAACCATGTATGATGATATAAAGACCGCTTGCCTGTACGTGCGCTATTCCAGTGCCAACCAGACAGAACAGTCCATTGAAGGACAGATCAGAGTATGCCGTGACTTCTGTGACCGCCACGGTATCCGTATCGTAGAGATTTACGCTGACCGTGCCACATCAGCCAGCAAGGATATTGAGAAGCGTGTGAACTTCCTCAAGATGATCAAGGACTCGGAAAAGCACAACTTTGAAGCGGTCATCGTCTATAAACTGGACAGGTTCTCCCGCTCCCGCTATGACATGGCGAACTTCAAATACCGCCTGCGGAAGAATGGTGTGCAGTTGATCTCTGCCACGGAGAACATCAGCAATGACCCAGAGGGTATCATCCTTGAGTCCGTGCTTGAGGGCATGGCAGAGTTCTACAGTGCGGAACTCTCCCAGAAGATCAACCGTGGTCTGCGGGAGTCCGCTTTCAAGCATAACTCCCTGGGCGGTCAAATCCCGCTGGGCTACAAGACCGAAGGTAAGAAGCTGGTCATTGATGAAGAAACGGCTCCGATCATCCGGGAAGCTTTCTCCATGTACGCAGAGGGTCATAGCGTTGCGGAAATCTGCCGCCTGTTCAATGCCAAGGGGTACAAGACCTCCAAGGGCGCACGGTTCGGTAAGAGTTCGTTCAGCAAGATTTTCCGCAATGAAAGGTACATTGGTGTGTACCAGTTCCATGACTACCGTGCCGAAGATGTAATACCTGCCATCATTGATAAGAAAACCTTTGACCAAGTGCAAGCCCGTCTCAAAACCAACGGGAAAGCCCCCGGACGAAACAAGGCGCAGGTGGTCTACCTCTTGACGGGTAAGCTATACTGCGGTCACTGCGGCTCCCACATGAACGCCAGCAGCAACACCAGCGGCTACTATTACTATCAGTGTTATGGAAAGAAAAACCTCCATAAAGACTGTAGCAAGAAGAACCTGCGTAAAGACTTTATAGAGGGTATTGTAGTCCGTGATGCAATGTCTCTGCTCACGGATGAAAATATAGATGAAATCGCCACCATCGCTGTCCGTACCAACAACCGGGAAGTGGAAAGCACCACCAACATCCCTGCGCTCCGTGACCGCCTGCATGAGACAAGAGTGTCCTTGACCAATCTCACCAAGGCTATTGAAAGCGGACTTGCCCCGGAAGCACTGGTCAAGCGCATGGTGGAATTGGAGAAGGAACAGAAGGTCAT